TATCGTAAATTTTGCTTTAATTTGTGTTGCAGATGTAAATGTTACTGTGTCAGCCACAACTGAAGCTCCCGTAGAACTATTTACAGCCGTCACTAACGGAATACTTACAAATCCTGTTCCAGTAATTGTTACTTCAGTTTGCGTGCTTGTTGTAATCACAGCTGGACTAAATGCACTTGTAACTGCAGGATTATCTTCAGTTGGAATGGTTACACTACCTCCAAGATTTACACTACTTCCATTAATAGTTATGTTACTAGCTGTCAATGCAGCAGGAGCAATTGCACCAGCAGTAATATTTACATTACCTTGCATTGTAGTCGTATCTCCAGAATCTCCTACCGTTAATGAGGTACCTGATCGTGGACTGATTTTATTTGTTTTTACTTCACTCATATTATTCTACTAAATCCCAACTTTGATTTTCTTCATTCCATAAATATCTTTTGTCATCAGCAGGTCTATCAACTGGAGCTTTCCACTGACAAGTATCTTCATCTAATGTCCAACTTGAAAAAGGTTTTGGTGGAATAAAAGCATCTCTATCTTCATCATAAGTATATCCTTTTCCAGCATGATTTTTTCTAAAATTTCCATTGTAAGAAGTTTGTTTCCACATTGCCCAACCTGTTAGTTTTGTTAAAAAATCAATACCAAGAGATTCTACCTCATTACCACTTGCATCTTTGATAACATCATTGTTAACAGACAAAACTTCTATTACTTTATTATTGAGACCTATCTTTGCAAAACTAGCCATTATGTTGTGTAACTCCCTGATCCGTTAAAAACTAAAATTGTATTACTTCCAGATATTGAAACTGTTGGAGAACCTGATGTAGTTCCTGAATAATTAGCAGTTGGCATACTTAAAATAACAACACCTTTTCCACCAGCACCACCGACAGAATTACTTCCACCAACACCACTAGCTCCACCGCCGCCACCGCCAGTATTAGCAGTTCCAGCAGTTCCAACAGCATTTGTTTGTCCAGCGCCGCCTCCGCCTGCGCCTCCCGTTCCATTTGTTCCTCCAGCATAAACAGAACCTCCTCCACCACCTGCTCTTGTAACTGAAGAACCTGTTATTGAAGAAGCAGTTCCTGCTCCACCGTTTCCTGCATTAGTTCCTGAAGCGTTTGCACCCGCAGCTCCAGCGCCTCCGCCTCCGCCTGTTGCATATGGAGAGCCGTATGTATAATCTCCATTACCACCATCATTACCTTGATCGGGAGTAACATCTGGTACATCACCAGAACCTCCAGAACCATTACCTGTTCCTGATATTCCAGCACCTCCGCCGCCTGAACCTCCATCGGCACCATTTATTTCTGACGCGGCTAAGTTACCTCCACCACCTCCGCCACCGGCAGATGTGATTGTTGTAACGCCTGAACCTGAAATAGATGAATCACTTCCACTAACTCCTCTTGATGGTGTTGAACCTGTCCCACCGGCACCACCATCACCTACTGTAACAGTTATTGTTGAACCACCGATAGTAAATCCACTTTGTGTTGAAGTTCTGTAACCTCCAGCGCCTCCGCCACCACCGTGATCGCAGCCGCCTCCGCCACCCCCACCGGCAATAACTAAAAAATCTATTGCATAAGGTTGAGGTGTTTCTAAACTTACAACATCATCACTTGTAGGAATCCAACCTTTAGTCGCTCCTGAATATACAATATGTATACCTTGACCGTTTGTACTATAAACTGGATTTGGTGATGTAGCACCTTGAAAATTTAAACCGTTTTGATTTATCGTTAAATTATTATTTACAAAATTTCTTGCATAATCAACAAAATATAATTGATCTCCCACACTTGCGGAACCTGGTAAAGTAACTGTACAAGCGTTAGAAGAGGTATCAATCCAATATCCTTTATTTGCTTCTACTGTTACCGTTGTACCTGTTACTATAGTAGATTGCCATTCGACTCCTGCTGCAATAGTGACAGAACCTCCTAAATTAACTGCAGAGCCATTTATTGTTATTGCTGAATTTTGTAATTTTGCATTTGTGACAGCATTAGCTGATATTTTTGCAGTTGTAACTGCATTATCAGGTAAAGTAAAAGTTCCACTTGATGCATCAAAGGTTGCACCAGCAGGAACCGAAACTGTATCTCCGCTCTCACCGACTGTAAGGCTTGTGCCTGATTTTGGTACTATTTGATCTACTTCAATTTTACTCATTATACTACCACTAATGTTCCACTTACTGTTAATGTTCCTGTTATACTTACTGGTCCTGCCAACACACCATTTTCAATTGTTTGGTCTTGTGAAATGGTTGCTGAGTGTGTGCTTACAAAATCTTGTGCTGACATAGATGGTGATGGCATTCTAGCTGCAGGCATAGTACAAAAAACATCTTTAGTACCTGCAGTAAAATTAACCAAAGTATCACTATTTGAAGAAGACAGGACAGTTTGCCTTGATAGTGTATCAGGTGTTGCATCTGTAACTGTTCCTATACCTACTTCAAATTCTGCAGGTGATGCACCAATATGTGAAATACAATAAAAGGTTTGATTCCCCGTACCTATTCCTGATACGAAGCTTTCAAAATCTTGTGAAGCACCTGCTAAATTGAGAGTTCCTGTTCCTTCAGTGGTGCTTGTCTCTTTTACTCTGTCATTTACAACTAGAGCCATACACCTCCTAACTTATTCTTAAAATAGCATTTGAACTGTTAAACGTCGGAAACTGAATAGTGAAAGTTCCAGCCGTAGCTGTTTTATCACCACCAAAATCCAAAACTGCAACAGCTTTGTCACTGTTTGACGTGTTATAAATTAAAGCGCCTCTTGCTGTTAGAGTAACTCCAGTAAATGATAACTCTGCAAAGTCTACGATTGCTACACCTGTATCAAGTGAAGTTTGTTGACCTGTTAATACGCCACCACCTTGTGCATATTGACCTGAGTCAGGAACTTGTCCTCCTGTACTATCACCAGGATATGCTGTAGTAGCTGCAGATAAATTTGCTGAAGAATCATACAGGGCTAGTTTAAAAACATCTTGTCCGCTTTGGAACTCATGTCCGCCTTCTAATAATTCTTTTTTAAATGAATTGCATACTGCTTGTGCGATTGCCATAATATTCTCCTACATAGTTTTTTTAGTATTTGGCGACGGAGATCCAACTTGTAATCTTGGAACACCATCGTCGTATTCAGCTCTTCTACGTCTACCCATTTGTTGAAGAGCAAAAGCTTCTATAGCCTTATCATACCTTGTTTTATAGAGGTTGTACATATCCATGGGGCCTTTTAGGTATGAAAAAACTTCTGCCAAAACTCCATACAATAACATACCCTCTTGGTAAGTTGCTAAAAATGTATTTGTTGAGGCATCAAAATGTGGTGGATCAATAATATAATTTAATTGTGTTGCATATGCTTGATCCGGAGTTGGTGCAACAACTACTGAATTATCATCCCAATTAGCATAGTATTTAGGTTTACCAGTTGCGCCACTCCCATTAAATTCTGTTATAAAACTTGTGTCTTTCTTCTCCATAAAAGTTCTGTTGCTTGTAAGACTTGAAGAATCAAAAACTTGTAAAGATCTTATCACCAAAAAACTTGATGGCATTTGTAAGAATCTTTTGTTAGCGTTAAAGTTGGAAGTTGCATATTTACGTATATCATCATAATCTACACGCCCTGCAACATCTAATTCTACGTTTCTAATGTATCCGTCTATTAAGGTATCTGATAAAACATTACTATCAACTTCAGCATAACTTCTTACCCTAGTCAAAAAATCTGGATGTGTCACTGCCATTATGTAATACTCACTGTTATGGAGCCTAAAGATATTTTAGCCTCTCTTTTTCTATTTTCTTCCGCAGGGTCTTTTGGAATCATACCTCTGACTGAAGTTATATTATCAACACTTGTGATCGCAGCTCTTGCTGTTTGAAATGCAAAATCGCCTGGAAGTTTTAAATTTGCTACGGTTACTGGTCTACCTCCAGAATCAACTACAGATGTATCAGTAGGAGCTTGTGGATTTATAGCAGACATAATAGAGGGTTGTTGAAAAAATCTAGGTCTTGCGTTTTGAATTGCAATTTTGTCAGCTGTTATTTTTCTTCTTCTTATTTGAGGATGCTTTGATTCAAACTCAGATCTATGCACAAAAGACCCATTCCATTCTTTAACCATCTCGTTATATGGAAACTCCATACCAGATCTATCAGATATTGCTTTAGCATATTTACCTTTTGCAAAATTAGCCATTATACACCATCTCCAAAGTATGCTTGTGGTGAAATATATACGGATGTTCTTTGTCCGTCTTGATCAAGAGCTCTTTTCATTTCATCTTCATAAGCTAGTTTTAATGTCTGAGTTGCTTGTGGATTTATCATAAAAGATAAATAATAAGCTAAGCCACCAATCATACAAGGTATGAATCTATAAGCTACATCAGCATTATTAGTATAGCTTCCTGCATCTTCAATACGACCAATTGAGTAATATTTTAGATGAGTGTATGTATTTAAGTTTGGTGCAGAATATAAAAATATTTTTGGTGTTTTTAATCTATCCACATAATATTGTGAGGGTTGCCCTGTTTGTAATTTATTAGGTAATGCAGCGTATGATGATCTATCAATTTTTGTTAGAGAAATATCTGTAGTATCACTATTCTCACCACTTATTGAAGTTGAAGAAACAAAAGCCTCTAACACATCATTTACATCAGTAGCTGTTGTGTAAGATGCTTGTCCTGAAACTAATGCAACTTCTTTTAATTCTACTTTCCAAAGATGAACACCTCTATTACCCCACTCTGAAAACAATATGTTTAAATTTCTTCTTGCTCTTTTTAAATCATACCCAGAATCAGTCATTACTCCACATCGATTGTAAGCTTCTTGTACAATCTCTTCTATGCTCAAATCAAATGAAGTTGTTCCTGAAGTAGCCATTATTTGAATTCCTTTAATTTTTTATTTACAGTTTGTGCTGCTTCTTTATGTGCAGATGAGGTGCTTAAGCCTGCAGCTCTATTCTCATCGTATTCTTTTCTAAATAGTTTTTGAAATTTTTTTGATGCACCCTTTACAACAGGTACTCCAAATCTAAAAGCTACTCCTATAAATGGCATTATATAACTCCTCTGTAATAATCCATCATACCACCCTTACTTGCTTTAGCAAAGGTCTTGACGTTTGTTGGTTTTCCTCCAACACCTTGAGCTTTACTTCTTTTTCTCGCAACCGCAGAACGCCTTTGCGATTCTGTCATTCGGGCGGCTTTTGCAGCAGGCACGCATTTGGGGTATTTTCTTTTTGATCCACTTGCAGATTTTCT